ATGATTGAGACGAGCCTCGATTTTTCCGGCCTGAATGACATCGCAAAGGATCTGGAGGCGCTTAGCCGCGCTGAAAACAATAAGGTTCTTCGTGATGCCACGCGCGCCGGTGCGGAGGTGCTTAAGGACGAAGTGATCGCACGTGCACCGGTACGCACCGGAAAACTGAAAAAAAACGTGGTGGTTGTTACCCAAAAAAGCCGCCGCCGCGGGGAGATTTCTTCCGGCGTCCATATTCGTGGCGTTAACCTGCGCACCGGAAACAGCGATAACACGATGAAGGCGAATAACCCGAGAAACGCCTTTTACTGGCGATTCGTTGAGCTGGGCACCGCGAACATGCCTGCACATCCGTTTGTGCGACCCGCTTACGATACTCGCGAGGAAGAGGCCGCCAGCGTCGCCATTGCCAGGATGAATCAGGCTATTGATGAGGTATTGAGCAAGTGAATGAAGATAATATCTACGCCTTGCTTTCTTCCCTGGCAGAAGGACGGGTATACCCCTATGTTGCGCCATTAGGTAGTGACGGGAAACCGTCTGTCTCTCCACCCTGGATTATCTTTTCCATCGTCGATGATGTTTCCGCTGACGTACTGTGTGGCCAGGCAGAGAGCAGGGTTTCCGTTCAGGTCGATGTGTATTCCACTTCGATCGCTGAATCACGATCCCTGAGAGATTTGGTGCTCGCTTCGCTTGAGCCGTTAACCCCTACAGAGGTGGTAAAAATCCCCGGGTACGAGCCAGATTATCGGCTCTACCGTGTCACCCTGGATTTTAAAGTTACCCCCTGACAATTAATTCACCCAACGAACCCGCCTGATGGCGGGTTTTCTTTTTCCAGGAGACAGCTATGTCTGCACTTTATGAAAAATCGCAGCTGACGAAGATCCTTATTTCCTCCCTGCCAGCCACCAAAGAAACGATGGATTCCGCAACCTTCCTCGATCTGAGTTGCACCATCAAAGAAATTCAGTTCACCGGTGGTCAGAAGCAGGATATCGACGTAACAACACTTTGCTCTACCGAGCAGGAGAACATCAACGGCCTGCCTTCTCCGTCAGAAATCTCTCTGTCCGGCAACTTCTACAAGAATCCGGCGCAGGACGCCTTGCGTGAGGCCTATGACAACGATACGACCTACGCTTTCCAGGTTATCTTCCCGTCCGGCAAGGGCTTTAAGTTCCTAGCTGAAATACGCCAGCACACCTGGTCTTCAGGTACCAACGGCGTAGTGGCGGCAACGTTCTCCCTGCGCCTGAAAGGTAAGCCTGAAAACATCGAGTCTGGCTCCTGAGAGGTCGCATGAAGAATATTAAAAATCTCGCCCTGGCTAAGATGTCGGGATTTCGTCATAAGACGGTCGCCGTTCCTGAGTGGGAAGGCGTCAAAGTGGTTCTCCGTGAGCCGTCTGGAGAAGCCTGGCTGCGCTGGCAGGAGGTGGTGAAAGCGGGTGCTGATGATGAAAATGTGTCGGTATCGGAAAAGGCACACCGTAATCTTTGCGCTGACGTGGTGCTCTTCATTGACGTCCTGTGCGACACCGATAAGCAACCGGTATTCAGCGTAGACGAAGAAGAGCAGGTGCGTGAAATCTACGGCCCCGTCCATTCACGCCTGCTCAAACAGGCGCTTGACCTGATCAACAACGCGGACGAAGCGCGGGAAAAGTCTCAACCCCCGGCGTAAAGTTTCTGATGTCGCTTGCGCTCCGGATGGGGCGCACGCTTTCAGAGCTTCGGCAGAGCATGACGGCAAGCGAGCTTCTGATGTGGATTGAGTACGACAGGCAAAGTCCGGTTGGCGATATTCGCGGTGACATTCAGGCAGCCCAGCTCGTCTCTGCCATCTACGGCTCGCAGGGGGCAAAAGTACCGCTGGACGATGCGATCCTGCGATGGGGTGGTGATGAGCAATCAGAACCGAAGGACCCGTTTGCAGGGCTTGAGGCTGCACTTACAGCTGCGACACAGTAAGAACACTCTTTTTACTCTCTGGCTAAAGAAATTTGGTGATTACAATCCCAAGCCTGCTATAACACGAGTTTAATCCAAAATAAATTGCTGTTAATCTGAGAAAAAACTAAGAGGATGTGCAATGAAACGATTTATTTTGGCCCTGGGTATCTCTAGCATGCTTTCAGGTTGTGCCGGTCTGCTTGATAAACAGGACCCTATTTGTTCTGGTGTGGCCATGGTTGGCGGACAAGAAACAACAGTGCAAATTTATGGCATTCGTAAGGTGGCTGAACAAACTCAGTATCGAGCTGGTTATCCGTTTAACTGGCAGTGGGTCGCAGCCAATAATTTCAAATCCAATACTTGTTCAAAATGAGTTTGTCAGATACGAACTCCTAAGTTAGCATGATGTTGCTGCTGTGAATCCACCTATGCGGATGGGCGTACAGTCAAATTTCTCTGATGAGAAACGTAAACGAGACCGCGAGTTCTTTGACTGGAGGACTCACCGGGAGGCACCCGGCACAGCAGCAACAAATTAAACCTCGCTCCGGCGGGGTTTTTTTTCGCCTGGAGAAATGTGATGGCAACATTACGTGAATTGATTATTAAAATTTCCGCTAACTCGCAATCATTCCAGACGGAAATTTCCCGCGCCTCACGTATGGGACAGGATTATTACCGCACCATGCAAAATGGTGGCCGCCAGGCCGCCGCTGCCGCCAGAGAGAGCGAAAGGGCATTATCTGATCTGACTGCCGGATTTGCATCGGCTGGAAGGGCCGCCGCCGCAGCTACGGCAGCTTTTGCAACGGGTAAGATTGTGCAGATTGCCGATGAGTGGAATTCCGTAAATGCTCGTCTTAAACAGGCATCATCTTCTGCTGATGATTTTGCCGCTTCACAGCGTCAGTTAATGGAAATCAGCCAAAGAACCGGCACGGCATTTTCAGATAACGCAAACCTTTTTTCTCGCGCAGCTGCCTCAATGCGCGAGTACGGCTATAGCTCTGACGAAGTTCTGAAAATTACCGAAGCTGTCTCTACCGGCCTTAAACTTTCTGGGGCTAACACACAGGAAGCGAGTTCTGTTATCACTCAGTTCAGTCAGGCGCTCGCACAAGGCGTTCTTCGTGGTGAAGAATTTAACGCCGTTAACGAAGCCGGGGACCGGGTAATCCGAGCTTTGGCTGCGGGAATGGGTGTAGCCCGTAAAGACCTCAAGAGCATGGCTGACCAGGGACAGCTTACGATCGATAAGGTTGTCCCGGCTTTAATGAGCCAGTTAGGAGCGTTGCAGGGCGAATTTGCCAGCATGCCACAAACGGTTTCCGGATCGCTTCAAAAAGTAACTAACTCATTCATGGCCTGGGTGGGCGGTGTAAACCAGGCAACCGGTGCTACTGATGCGTTGTCTGGCGGATTGGATAATGTTGCCCAGACGCTTGATTCTTTTACTTCATCAGCAGTGAGCGGCGCGCTGAATGACGTTGCTGACAACATGTCAACAATTACAACAGTCGCTGGGGCGCTTGTTGGTGTTGGGTTGGCAAGATACCTCAGCGGAGTTGTAACCAGCGCCAGTAGCGCAACAGGTGCGCTAATTTCAGCTGCGAAATCAGAGGTTGCTCTTGCAGTCGCGCAGGATAAAGCGGCGCAGTCTGCTGTTGCGGCTTCCAGGGCTGAAGTTTATCGGGCTCAGCAAGCAGTACAGAGTTCAAGAAGTGCAGATGTTCAGGCGGCTCAGCAAGAAAAGGTCGCGGCGGCTGAAGCAAAAGTCACTGCGGCCCATACCAGACTGACTACCGCTCTTGCCAGCGGTACAGCTACGGAAAAGGTGCGAGCCAGAACAGCACTTGAACGCGCGCAGGCAGGGCTGGTAGCAGCTAAAAATGCCGACGCTCAGGCTGTCGCTGAAAGGCGTTTGGCTGCCGCTCAGGCTGCTTTAAACCGTAACATCTCAAATCGTGTTTCGACCCAAAGTAATCTCAATAGTGTGACATCTGTCGGTACTCGGCTCATGAGTGGTGCCTTTGGACTTATTGGCGGCGTACCGGGTTTGGTAATGCTCGGGGCAGGCGCTTGGTATGCGATGTATCAGAATCAGGAGCAGGCGCGTCGCTCCGCCCAGGAATACGCCACCACGATTGATGAAGTCAGTAAAAAGTCGAAAGCAATGTCTTTGCCTGAAGCTTCAGACAATGCTGAGAAGACGCGCGCAGCATTGAGTGAGCAGAACAGGCTGATAGATGAACAAAAGAGCAAGATCGAAAATCTGAAAGAGCAGATAGCTGGTTATCAGTCAGTGATCAGTAATCCCGGTCCAACGACCAGCGGTGGTTTCATGATTAACCACCTGACATCTTTGGATACCGTGACCCGTGGACTGGCTACAGCTACTGAACAGTTATCTGTTGAGCAGGAAAGACTTGCTCAGATGCAGGAGAAATCCGCCTCTATCCAACAGGTTCTTGAAGGTCTTGAGCATCGGCGTGTGACGCTAATTCGGGAGGAGGCAGCGAATCAGAACCGGGCTTATCAATCACTTCTGTTGATGAATGGGCAGCACGATGAACTTAATCGATTGCTCGGTCTGGGTAACCAACTCCTTATGGCGCGTCAGGGGCTGGCTAACGTCCCGCTCAGACTTCCGCAGGCAGACCTCGACAAAAAGCAAACTGATGCTCTCGAAAAGAGCCGCCGGGATCTGGAGTTGTCACGCCTGAAGGGTGAAGCAAAAGAGCGCCTGCGACTGAGTTATGCAGCCGATGACCTGGGGTTAACCAGTGATCCGCAATTCCAGACAGCCCGTCAGGAATTGATTAATAACGGTCTTGATGAATGGCGGAATAATGAGGCCAACAAACCTAAGGCGAAGGGCGGCAAAACCGAAGGCGAGAAAACCGAGGATGTGTATAAGCGCCTTATCAAGCAGCAAAAAGAGCAGATTGCCCTGCAAGGCCAGAATACTGAACTGGCGAAAGTTAAATACCAGGTCAGCCAGGGCGAACTTGCTTCTCTGACAGAAGCCCAGAAAAAGACGGTATTGCAGAATGCTGCGCTGATTGACCAGGTTAAATTGCGTGAGCAACTGCGAAATTACGAAGCCAACCTTGCTGACAGTAACGCCAGCGCCCGCGCAGCCAATGAAGCGCAACTGCTGGGCTACGGGCAGGGAACCAGGTTCCGTGAAAGACTTCAGGAGCAGTTCAATCTGCGTAAGGAGTTTGAGCAGAAGAATACCGATCTTCTCCGCCAGCGTCAGGCTGGTGAAATCGACGAGACGTTCTATCAGCAGGGGCTGGCACTTAATAAGCGCTACCTAGAAGAGCGCCTGCGCGACCAGGAGGGATATTACACTGCTTCTGATGCGCAGCGTGACGACTGGATGACGGGACTGTCTGAGGGTTATGCGAACTGGGTGGACGAAGCTACTGACTATTCTTCCATGGCCGCTGACGGCATGAAGCAGGCCATGGGGGAGGCGGTCACCACGATCACCGACATGCTTAATGGCAACGTTGACAGCTGGAAGGACTGGGGCGTGAGCGTACTGAAGATCATCCAGAACGTTCTGGTGAACATGGCTGTTGCTAATGGCGTCAGCTCAATTGGATCACTGTTCAGTTTTGGCGCCTCGTCAGCCGCTACCGCCAGTGGCGGTACGGCTATTCAGAATGCCGGCGCGAACTTTACCTTTAATGCGAAGGGTAATGTTTATGACTCTCCGTCCCTGAGCGCTTACAGCAATGGCGTTTTTCAGACGCCTCAGCTGTTTGCTTTTGCCAAAGGCGCAGGGGTTTTTGCCGAGGCTGGGCCGGAGGCAATCATGCCGCTGACCCGCGCACCGGATGGTTCACTCGGTGTTCGTGCGGTCGGCGCTGGTGGTGGTCAGTCTGTATCTTCGGCACCACAGGTTTATATCACCATCGATGGCAACGGAAATACCTCCACGCAGACTTCACCCGGCCTTGAGCAATTTGGTGCTGATGTCGGTAAATATGTTGATCAGCGATATAAGCAGAACATCATGCGAGATATTCGCCCTGGCGGTGACATCTGGAACGCAATGAAAGGAACCCGATAAAAATGGCTATCGAAACTTTCACCTGGTGCCCACGAATTAACGCTGAGGCAGATATAAATTTCCGCGTCAGGAAAGCACAGTTTGGTGATGGATATGAGCAGGTTTCAGGGGATGGATTGAATACCAGAACCCAGCAGTGGACGCTCAACTTTACTGGCAACGAAACCTACATTTCCGCCATTAAATCTTTTCTCGACAGGCATGAAGGGACGAAAGCCTTTCAGTGGAAGCCACCGCTCGAACCTTTGGGTTTGTATCGTTGCGAAACATATAAACCCACCGGGCTCGGCGCGGGGAAATTCAACCTTGAAGCAACATTCATCCAGGCATTTAAACCATGAGCTTAAACGCAGACTATCAGAAGCTGGAATCAGGGAACGACGTTCGCCTGATTGAGGTGGACGGTTCTTCTTTTGGACTGACGGACGTTCTCCGGTTTCACAATTACAACATTCCCCACACCGAAGCGGAAATAGTCGCCGCTGGCGGGGATGAGGCCAAGCTCCCGGCGAAACCAATCTGGTGGCAGGGTAATGAATATTCCGCCTGGCCGTATCAGCTGGAAGGGCTGGAGAAATCGACCAGTGGCAGCAATGCGACGCCATCTCTGACGGTCGCGAACATCGAAAGCTCTATTTCTGCCCTGTGTCTTGCGTACGACGATTTGCTACAGGCTAAGGTCACTATTCACGACACAAAGGCAAAATATCTCGACGCGAAAAACTTCGCAGGCGGTAACCCTACAGCAGATCCGACTCAGGAGAAACTTCAGGTCTGGTATATCGACGGGAAAACGACCGAGCTTGCTGGCGAAACCATCGAGTTTGTACTGTCCAGCCCTATGGATCTTCAGGGACAAATGATCCCGACGCGGCAGCTTCATTCCTTGTGTACATGGTGCATTCGTAATAAGTACCGCACCGGCGATGGCTGCGACTATGCCGGTACGCGCTATTTCGACAAAAACAACAACCCGGTAAGCGATCCGTCACTGGATGAATGCAACGGAACGCTGACGGCCTGCAAACTTCGGTTCGGTGAAAACAACGAACTCTCGTTTGGTGGGTTCCCGGGTACGTCGCTGATCAGGAGTTGATATGCGTCAGAAAACCATTGATGCGATTATGGTGCATGCAGCCGCTGAACATCCACGTGAGTGCTGTGGTGTGGTGGCGCAGAAAAGCCGCGTTGAACGTTATTTTCCTTGCCGGAATCTTGCCGCGTCGCCGGAGGACAATTTTGTCCTTTGCCCCGAAGATTACGCAGCCGCTGAGGACTGGGGTACGGTGATCGCCATCGTTCACAGCCACCCTGACGCCACTACACAGCCGAGCGAACTGGATAAAGCGCAATGCGACGCAACGCTTTTACCCTGGCATATCGTGAGCTGGCCAGAGGGGGATTTACGCACCATTCAGCCGCGCGGAGAGTTGCCACTGCTGGAGCGTCCGTTTGTGCTGGGGCACTTCGACTGCTGGGGGCTGGTAATGAGCTATTTCCGGCAGACGCACGGCATTGAGCTGCATGATTACCGGGTAAATTATCCCTGGTGGGAAAACGACTACCCGGACAACTTCTATCAGGATTGCTGGTACGAGTGCGGATTCCGTGAATTCGACGGGCCGCCGAAACCTGGCGATATGGTGATCATGCAGGTGCAGGCTGATAAGTGGAACCACGCGGGTATACTGCTGGAGGGCAATATGCTGCTGCACCACCTGTACGGTCACCTGAGTCAGCGAGTACCATATGGCGGTTACTGGCAGGAGCGCACAATGAAAATAGTCCGTTATAAAGATGTCGGAGGCGGTGAAAGATGCAGGAAGTAATGAGCCGTATCGAGCTTGGTGCAGAGCTGGGAAAAACGTTTGGCAAAGTACACTACCGTCTGATTTCTCGTGTGAGTGAGGCGGGAGTTGCACTGGCAAAGACCATACCGGGGTTTGAGCAGTTTATGATTTCCAGCCAGCGCCGTGGGCTCACTTATTCAGTGTTTAAAGGTAAAAAAAATATCGGTGTCGATGACCTTGGATTTCCGGTTACCGGCGATGTTATCCGCATTGTTCCTGTGATTATCGGGAGTAAAAAAGCCGGTGTATTACAGACCATTTTAGGTGCGGTTCTGGTTGCTGTAGGGGCAGTGCTTAATTTCACACCCTGGGCCGCTGCATCTCCATTCTTCTACAAATTTGGTGCTGCGGTCATGCTGGGCGGCGTTGTCCAGATGCTTTCCCCTCAACCAGGGGGCCTGGCCAGCAAACAAAGCTCAGATAACCGGGCATCGTACGCGTTCGGTGGCGTCACAAACACCGCAGCGCAGGGCTACCCGGTACCTCTTCTTTACGGTCGCCGACGAATTGGCGGCGCGATTATTTCTGCCGGAATTTACGTCGAAGATCAGCAGTAAATGAAACTTCTTTCAGGCCACCTAAGGGTGGCTTTTTTTATGGGCGCGATATGGCTAAAACAATTACCGGACGAAAAGGGGGGAGCTCCAGTTCCCGAACTCCTACCGAACAGCCTGATGATCTGCAATCTATAGCGAAGGCAAAGATCCTCGTTGCGCTTGGTGAAGGGGAGTTTGCTGGACAGCTCACCGGGAAGGATATCTACCTGGACGGAACGGCGCTGGAGAACGCCGACGGCTCCCAAAACTTCAGCGGCGTTACGTGGGAATTTCGCGCGGGTACTCAGGCCCAGAAGTACATTCAGGGCATTCCCGGTACAGAAAACGAAATCAGCGTGGGAACCGAGGTAACGAGCGCTACAGCGTGGACACGAACCTTCACCAATACACAGCTTTCGGCGGTTCGCTTACGCCTGAAATGGCCTTCGCTTTTCAAGCAGGAGGACGATGGCGATCTGGTTGGTTACTCGGTTAATTATGCGATTGACTTGCAGACGGACGGCGGGACATGGCAGACAGTCCTCAATACCAGCGTGACCGGGAAAACGACCTCAGGTTATGAGCGTAGCCACCGTATTGACTTACCTCAGGCGGGCAGCACCTGGACAATCAGACTACGCAAAATTACCGCTGACGCCAACAGCGCGAAAATCGGCGACACGATGACGCTACAGAGCTTCACTGAGGTGATTGATGCGAAATTGCGATATCCGAACACCGCGCTGCTGTACATTGAATTCGACTCCAGCCAGTTTAATGGTTCTATACCTCAGATCTCCTGTGAGCCTCGTGGCCGCGTTATTCGGGTTCCTGATACTTACGACCCAGAAACCCGATCTTACAGCGGGACATGGACCGGGGCGTTTAAGTGGGCATGGACGGATAATCCTGCGTGGATTTTTTACGATCTGGTTGTTTCTGACCGGTTCGGCCTCGGTCACCGTTTGACTGCTGCTAACATCGATAAATGGACGCTTTATCAGGTCGCCCAGTATTGCGATCAGATGGTGCCGGACGGTAAGGGTGGCGATGGAACAGAACCACGCTATACCTGCAACGTGTACATCCAGGACCGAAACGACGCTTATACAGTCCTGCGTGATTTTGCGGCCATATTCCGTGGCATGACGTACTGGGGCGGCGATCAGATCGTTGCTCTGGCCGATATGCCCCGTGATGTGGATTACAGCTACACGCTCGCAAATATTGTCGGCAAACCCCGTTATTCAAGCAGCACCACGAAAACGCGCTACACCACAGCGCTGGTTTCATGGTCCGATCCGGGTAACGCCTATGCTGACGCGATGGAACCCGTATTCGAGCAGGCGCTGGTGGCTCGGTACGGCTTCAATCAGCTGGAAATGACAGCCATCGGCTGCACCAGACAGTCAGAAGCGAACCGAAAGGGGCGCTGGGGTATTCTCACCAACAACAAGGATCGCGTTGTTTCGTTCGATGTCGGGCTGGACGGAAACATACCGCAGCCAGGCTATATCATCGCTGTGGCAGACGAGCTGCTTTCCGGAAAGGTTATGGGCGGTCGCATCAGCGCCGTTAACGGTCGCGTTATCAAACTTGACCGTGTAGCTGATGCAGCAGCAGGTGATCGTCTTATCCTCAACCTTCCCTCCGGAGCGTCACAGAGCAGGACCATTCAGGCGGTTAACGGGGAATCGGTCACAGTAACCACCGCGTACAGTGAGACGCCTCAGGCCGAAGCTGTCTGGGTGGTTGAGTCAAACGAACTCTACGCGCAGCAGTATCGTGTTGTGAGCGTCGCTGATAACGATGATGGCACTTTCACCATTACCGGTGCATGGCACGATCCGGATAAATATGCCCGAATCGATACCGGAGCCATCATTGACCAGCGGCCGGTGAGCGTGATCCCGCCGGGCAACCAGTCGCCGCCTGCGAACATCGTGATCAGCTCGTTTTCTGTGGTGCAGCAAAATATCAGCGTCGAAACGATGCGCGTGAGCTGGGACCAGGCGCAGAACGCTATCGCCTATGAAGCGCAATGGCGCCGCAACGACGGGAACTGGGTTAACGTGCCGCGCAGCTCTACAACGTCATTCGACGTACCGGGGATATATGCCGGGCGCTACCTGGTGCGCGTGCGCGCAATCAATGCCGCAGAAATCTCGTCCGGATGGGGCTATTCAGAAGAGAAAACGCTGACCGGTAAAGTGGGCAATCCGCCGAAACCGGTCGGCTTCATCGCTTCCGATAATGTGGTATTTGGTATCGAACTGAGCTGGGGATTTCCGGCGAATACCGACGACACGCTGAAGACGGAAATTCAGTACAGCCTGACCGGTACCGAAGACGATGCGATGCTGCTGGCAGATGTACCCTATCCGCAGCGCAAGTATCAGCAGATGGGCCTTAAGGCAGGGCAAATTTTCTGGTACCGCGCGCAGCTGGTGGACCGCAGCGGAAACGAATCAGGGTATACAGACTTTGTGCGCGGACAGGCCAGCATTGATGTATCCGATATCACCGATGCCATTCTGGAGGACATGAAAGGCTCCGATACGTTCAAAGACCTGATCGAGAACGCGGTGGACAGCAATGAAAAAATTGCTGGCATGGCAAACGACATCAAACAGGCCAACGACGAACTGGAGCAACAGGCGCAGAAAATTGCCCAAAATGCCCAGGATATCGGGAAGGTTCAGACCAGCGTTACAAACCTGTCGAGCACGGTCGGAGATGTGTCTTCTTCTCTGAACGAACTTGAGCAGACAGTGGCGACTGCTGATACCGCGCTGGGTCAGCGAATCGATAACATCAGCGTGTCTGTGGACGGTATGACGGGAGGAGTGAAGAACTCTGCCATCGCGATTATTCAGGGCAATCTGGCTCAGGTGGCCGCGCGCAAAACGCTGTCGGCATCGGTCGCCGGTAACAGCGCGCAGCTGGATCGCATTGATGAGGTGATCGTCAACGAGAAAGAGGCAACGGCGCGTTCGCTGCTGAGTTTGCAGACTGACGTGAACGGAAACAAGGCATCCATCAACAGCCTGAACCAGACGTTTTCCGATTACCAGCAGGCCACGGCCACGCAGATAAACGGCATCACAGCGACCATCAACGGGCATACGTCAGCCATTACCACTAACGCTCAGGCCATCGCGAACGTTAACGGGGATCTGAAGGCGATGTACAGCATCAAGGTCGGGTTATCCAGCAATGGCCAGTACTACGCCGCAGGGATGGGGATAGGCGTGGAGAATACGCCGTCCGGCATGCAGTCGCAGGTTATCTTCCTGGCTGACCGCTTCGCCGTTACTCACCAGGCCGGAGCCACGGTGACCTTACCGTTCGTTATCCAGAACGGGCAGGTAATTATCAGGGATACGGTAATAGGTGATGCCACTATCACGCGAGCGAAACTGGCTGAAACAATCAGCTCGGTTAACTACGTTCCGAACCAGTCTGGCCTGTCCATAAACTTTAGGACGGGCAAGCTTGAGAACTACGGTTCAACCGCGGGCGAAGGAGCAATGAAACAGACAAACGAAACTATAAGCGTGCGGGACTCCAACAATGTGTTGAGGGTGCAGATTGGGAGAATCACTGGTACATGGTGACTGGAGGCCTCTTATGGGGCCTCTTTTTTTTGAAAGAGAAAACTATGGCTGAATACGGTGTTCAATCCTGGGACACATCAGGCAAGGTAAATAACTATGGCATTAAGCCCGTCAGTGTTTGTGGCTATCTCCAGTTGGCCCAGAACCAGAAAACAGGCTCTTACTCCGTAGCGCTTCCACCGGGTTGCAGGCTTACCTATTTTCAGGTCATGAACGGTGATCAGTTTGGAACGAGTCGGAGGAAGATCACTATTTCAGGGGGAACCGCGACAGTGTCAGCAGTAGGGGATACCGACTACTCAGCAGGGACTGAGCCTGCGGCAGCGGCTTATCTCATTTTCCAGATCGAGAGGGCATAAATGGCGGAGTATGGCGGTTTACTGACAACGACGAGCGGGGAAGTATGGGTGACCGCGAACAGCTCGCCAATCGCTCTTCAGGCGCGAAAGACAGCGGCACTTCAGGGAACATCGGGGTTCAATACCAAAGTGACGCACACATTCCCCGCAGGTCAGCCTGTTGTCGCCTTCGTTCATTGCACGGTTGAGGTCGAAATCACTCAGACGATAAGCGGGAACACCATCACGATTGATTTTCTCAGACCGAATGCAACCGGCACAGCGTACGTTTATTTTTTCTCTATTTTCCCGCAGACAAAGCCAGACTACGGGCTGGCTGTGTGGGATGCATCAGGGACGCTGATTTTAACAAACGAAACGCGCACGCTGAGCGATGTTGTCACCCTCGGTACCGCCGGGGTGGATGCCAGCTCAGGATACAACATCAATACAACTCTGGCGGGGAAGTGGGCCTGTATGCCTGCCATGCTGGGGCTAATTACCGGGGTTATATCGGCCGGCGGACAACCGCAGCCCTACTCGGCCATATACAAGAGCATGGCAAAGCTTGAGGGAAGCAATACGCGAATATTCGCCAGGCCGCAGACAACCCCAGGCGGCAACCTTCAGAACGTCACGTATTCGAATCTGAGGAACGTGATTATGGCCATCAACTGCGCCAACTATGATTGATCGTTTTGAGCGATCAATTTCAAATAATTGATCTACCAAATCAATTATATCCCGTTGATTCATATTGTTATTGTGTAGCTTCATGAATGCCCTGGGATATAACCACTATGAAAAATATGATTCTTTGCCTGGCGGTAGCGGTATTGCTCTCCGGTTGCGCTGGAGTTATTGAAAAGCAGCAACCCGTATGCACCGGAACAGCCCTGATCGGCGGACAGGAAAGCAGCGTCCAGATCTACGGAGTCCGTAAACAAAACAACCAGACACAGTACCGCGCCGGTTATCCATTTAACTGGACCTGGGTAAGCGCCAACACGTTCACCAGCACCACCTGCCAATAACTCATTCTGTCTCAAAACAAACCCCGCTCCGGCGAGGTTTTTTATTGCCTGGAGAAAATATGCTTTATAACACTGGCACCATCGCCATTAACGGAAATACAGCCACCGGCACCGGCACGAACTGGACGGCACCGGCCAGCCAGATTCGGGTTGGCCAGACGTTGTTTGTACTTTCTAACCCGGTACAGATGTTTCAGATCACGGCCATCAACAGTGCGACGTCACTGACGGTAACGCCTGCTGCATCCCCAGCGCTCAGCGGCCAGAAGTACGGCATTCTTGTTACTGATAGTCTCTCGGTCGACGGCCTGGCGCAGAGCATGTCCCAGCTCATCAACGAGTATGACGAAAACATCGGCGCCTGGGAGACGTTCGCCACGACCTCAGCAAACCAGAATATCACCGTTACCATCAACGGCACCGCCGTAACTATCCCTGGCATTGGTAAACTGGCGCAGAAAGGAAGTAATGGCGCTGTCCCGATTGGGCAGGGTGGGACTGGGGCAACGAATGCCGCTGACGCTCGCACAAACCTCGGTTTGGGAAGTAGCGCCACGAAGGACGTTGGAACAGCCGCAGGAAACGTCATGCAGGTAGGCGCATTCAACCTTGGCGCTATCCAGGGGGACGGTCCAACCCTCGATAATATGGACGGGTTCACGCCTACCGGATTTACCTCACATCAAAATGATGGTCTGACTCAGTTGGGCCTGACATCGAATACAGGACTAACTTCCATCATTCTCAATCGGGGCAACAGGCCAACCCGAATACATCAGGCATACTCTCTACGTCGTACCTGGTTTTCATATTACAGTGGGAGCGCATGGGCCTATCATGAAGCTTACACTACTGGTAATACGACAAAATCAAGTGATGGTACTTTGAAGGCGGCGTCCCCTGTCGCCCGTATTGTTAAATCCCGTGAGGACTGCCAGCGTGAGGACATTGATTCTGACGGTTTCAGCTGGTGTGGAGGTGGAACTGCCAATGAAGAAGCTGAAGGGATCAAGATTTCAAGACTGGATGTTGGTGTTTATGTCCTGACTGGTTCAGCGGGACTGGCCTCTGAGGGCTGGCAGTTATTGCCACCAATGGACCCGGGAGGGATGGGCGAGTTGGGAGTGGTTGAAGCAGAGCAAACCGAAAGCGGCGGGCTGACTATCCGCCTGTATAAGCGGAAATATATACTCAACGAAGAAGGCGAAATTGTTAAAACGAAAGGGGCTCCTATAGATGTTCCTGCCAACAGCTGGATCGACGTTCGCCTCGATATGCCAGAGGATAGCATCTGGAAAACAAGAGCTTCCGAAGCTTCTCTTGAACTGACAGAGCAGCCTGAGGACATTCAGCCTTAAAAATTAATAGGCGAACCCAAATTGATCTGCATCCCATTTGAAACTACTGTATATAAACACAGTAAAAAAGGGAGTGCAGATTATGCCCCGAATTTCAGATATTCAGGCCGCCTTTATTGCGGCCATAGAGCTTAACCCAAAGGGCTACCGCTACCTGAGAACAGACAGCTTTATAGAAAAGTTGCGTGGTTTTAACTGGCACTTCACCCGAGCCGACGCCAATGCATGGATAGAGCGTAATCAGCCAGGCTTCGCTGACAAGACGACAGACGGTAGCGATAACCGGTACTGGATCCTGAGAAACATGGGGAGGGTCCTCTGATGGGATTTGCATCCCCTGCGACCGATTACGTCGAACGCCAACTTTCTCCATCCGTTCTGTGCAACATAGGGACGGAAAGCAGGGTAATTGAAACAGATGTTGGGTTTGCAGTCATTGAGCCAGCCACGAAAAAAAGGCCAGGAGATGTATTGTTAATTTTGTGCGACGGCCACACGCAGTTTGCAAAACTGATGGGTAAGTCATTGATCACGGATGATGGCGAGGCAATAGAGGGAACCGCTCTGGAAGAGGTGGAAGTGTTGGGCAGAGTGACGTTCTTCATCAATCGTGCATTAGATGATGATTGCCCTGCAATATAGATAAAGTTCCCCATGCTTCACTGACGAATAACCAGCCATAAGCGGCTGGTTTTTTGTGTGGTTTGGTCGGAACGAGAGAATTTTAACCTCCATCCCATGATGGCATCCTAAAGCTCAAAGGAAGTTTTGCATAATCACTTCTTCAAAATCGCATTCCCCAAAATAAAATTTAAGTGAATGAAAAACATGGAGAAAAGTGAGGATGAAAATGCAATAAAATCAGCCAGAAAAACAGAGTTAACTGGCTGATTAATAACATTTAATTGGAGGTTGTCGAACTCTGCTTCTGGAACAGTTCCCGGAAGACCGGGTAGATGTCATCCTGGTCACGAATGTGCTGCATCGCAAAGTTATCGAACATCGCTTGCAGATGCTCATACTCACGCCACAACGTCTGGTGGGCGCGACGGGTAATTTCAATATAGCTGTAGTAACGCACCACCGGCAGGATCTTCTTCGCCAGAATTTCATGACACAGCGGCGAGTCATCCGCCCAGTTATCGCCATCCGATGCCTGCGCGGCGTAGATATTCCACTGCGCCGGATCGTAGCGCTCCTTCACCACCTCGTCCATCAGCTTCAGGGCGCTCGACACGATGGTGCCGCCGGTCTCCTGCGAGTAAAAGAACTCATGTTCATCCACCTCTTTCGCCTGAGTGTGATGGCGGATGTAGACCACCTCCACGTTCTTATACGTTCTGCTCAGGAACAGATAGAGCAGAATATAAAAACGCTTAGCCATATCCTTGGTGGCCTGATCCATTGAACCTGATACGTCCATCAGGCAGAACATCACCGCCTGGCTGGAAGGCTCCGGCCGTTTTTCGTAGTTCTTGTAGCGCAGGTCGAACGTGTCGATAAACGGCACCCGGTCGATCTTCGCCCGCAGTTCGGCGATCTCTTTTCGCAGGCGCTCCTCTTCCAGCAGTTGTGCCGGCTCCGTGTTTTCCACCACTTTCAGGCTGGTTTCCAGCTCGCGCAGTTCGCGCCGTTTGCCTGCCGTCATCGCCGTGCGTCGCGCCAGTGAGTTTTGCAGTGAACGCACCACGCTGATGTTGGCGGGCACCCCGTTTGCGGTATAACCCGCGCGATGGGTTTTGTATTCGTTGAGCTGACGGTGCTGATTCTTTCTCAGATTCGGCAGGGCCAGATCCTCAAACAGCAGGTCGAGATATTCGTCTTTTGAAATCTGAAAGACGAACTCGTCCTGGCCTTCACCGTCCTGGCTGGCCTGTCCCTGACCGCTGCCAGAACCGCCGCCTCCGCCTTGGGGCCGCTCGATTCTGTCATTCTGGACGAAGTGGTCATTACCTGGGTGCACGCGATGGCGAAGGCCGCCACGCCCCTGATGAAACATCGGTTCGCTGATGTCATCGTTAGGGATGGAGACGGATTCGCCGCTGTCGACGTCGGTCACCGAGCGTTTGTTGATGGCCTCGGAGATCGACTGTTTAATTTGCGCTTTATAACGGCGCAAGAAGCGCTGGCGATTCACCGTGCTCTTGTTTTTGCCGTTAAGACGCCGGTCAATAAACCAGGTCAT